CAGATACGCCCTGACCGTCGCGTTCTCCTGGTCAAACGTGGAGTAGGATTCCAGCGCGCTGATCCGCTGCAGCAGCTCCGAAAGTGTGGAGCTGTCCGCCTTCGCGTTCCACGCCGCCTTCTCCGCGTCCGTCACGTTGCCCGCACTTTCGATTCCCGCCTCCATGTGGTTCAGTTTATCCGCCGTGATGATGTCGCCGGAAGCCCAGCTCTGTTTGGTGTATGCCATCGTTCACGCCTCCTTTGTCCAAAGAAATAACCATTTCAGCCCTTTTTCGGCGTCCCGCCGAACAGGTCGTGCAGCTTCTCCGGCAGCACGTCGGGGTTGATAACGCCGATGTTTTCAATCGTGGAGCCAATTTCCATCAGCACGATGTAGGAGCACACCGCCGCCGCCACGGGGATGGAAACGCCCAGGTCGAGGTACCCCTGGGCGTAGTCCACCATGACCCCGAGGATGACGCAGAGGATCAGCCCCACCTTGTGGAACAGCCCCTCCCGCATCTTCGTGGAGCTGTAACTGGTCGTGGCAAAGGCTTTCACCAGACCCGTGATGAAATCCAGACAGATGAAGCCGAAGGTAATGCAGTAAATCATGTAAATCAGTCCTTTCTTAACCGGCGGTAGCGACGACCGGATTTGCTTCAAGATAGCTTGTAACTGCGGCGGCAACAGTCTCGTCGCTGACTGTCCCGGCGCTGACCGCCGCCAGCTCCGTTTTCAGGGAAGCGATTTCTTCTTCCAGCGCCCGGATGGCCGCGCCCACGCTGGCATACTCTGTGCCGTCGGAAGCAATCCGAGCATCTGCCAGCTCGGTGGAATCGCGGTTTTTACGGCCATAGACTTTGACGGACTTGAGGCTGTTACAGTAGCCGGACAGTGCGGCGGAATAGGAGGACGAGCTGCTGTCGGCAGCGCCATCCAGTACGCTACCATCGGACAACGCATTTAATTCGCAGAACTTCATCGCGCCGCCAGTCCACCACACCACACTATGCCCGGTCATCCGGATTCCCTCATAGCTGGAATCCTCTGTGTCTGTCGATATTTTGAAGCGCAGTTCGCCCATTACAACAGACGGGTTGTCCTTTACCTCACTGCTACCTGTATCCGGAAGGTTAAAAAACCTGACGTTCATGGTGGCGCCGTTTTTTATGGTGTCCACTTTGAATGTCATTATCTGTGTTTGCCCGTATGCAGTAACGGCGAAATCCAGATAGTCATAGCTGCTGAGGCTATTTTGCAGCAGAATGTCAGTTGTCGTACTGGGAACAAGCACGTATAGCTTTGTGGTCGCGTCGCTGTCCCACACCTCCGGGGTGAACTCCCCCAGATAGTCGGTGGTGCTGTCTGACCCGTTTGTCACACTCCCCACCGCTTTATCTATCCGCGCCACAGCGTTTGTGACCTTCGTGCTTTCCTGCTCGATTGCGGTCTGCGCGGCTTCCATCTTTGCTACCGCCGCCGAAACGCTGTCCGGGTTCCCGGTTGCGTCCTCATAGCACTGCTCGATGGCGTCATGAATTGCGGAACGCACCTCCCGCCCGTATACGGCGGAACTGATCTGACTCAGGTACTCGTAAATGTCTGCCATTATTTCACCCCGTTACCCGTGAAGAACGATGTTTTTATTTTTCGTTTGTTTCAGAACTGATTCCGTCAGCTTCGCTTTCGGACTGCCCAGCTCATAGGTGGAGCTGCCCGGGTTTTCCAGGTCCAGCGACATACCGGAAATCGTGAATGTGGTATCTATCCCGTGTGGAACAGACACCACCCTGACCGTCTCGCCCAGGCGGAAGCGGTCATACTCCGCGCCAAGCAAGGACAGGTCAACCGCAGAAAGGGAGAGCGACACCGATTCCGAAACGTGAAGGTTCAGATAGGACAGCCCCTTTTTATACAGGGCGGACGGCGATGTTTCATCGTCCCACTGCTCCGTGGCCCATATCCGCCCGAACAGCTTCACGGCCTTTTCGTTCTCGATGTAGTCCTTCCCGTTGTTCACACTGGCAATGGTGACGGTGCCCGACACCTGATCCGCGCCGTTCTTTTCTTCAGTGGTCGTTGCGCCGACGGGGATAAGTACCGTGAACACGTTGTCCGCCGATATTACATGGGACAGGTCGAGCAGGTTTTTCCCGAACTCTATCGTCTGGCCGCTCTCAATGCTCCCCTCTGCGAGATAGTCAATGTATCGGGTGTCCTCGCTTCCCCGCGTCCGCAGGTAGCCGCCGAATTCATCAAGGATGTTCGTGCTGATGAAATCAAATGTGGTTTCATAGACAATCTTTTCCGTATCGGCGGCAGAAAGGCCAAAGCTCTTCTCCGTGGCTGTGTTTTTGCCGAAGGCAAAACAGCGGCGGCTGTCAACCTGCGCGTTGTGCTGCCGGATAACGCGGGAGAGCCATTCTGTCACCGTAACGCTCTCATACTCCGGGCGGTGGACGGAATCCAGCAGGAAAGCAAGTTCCCCCTCGCAGTAGACCTCTTTCCGCCTGTAAAAGTCCATCGTGGTTTCTGCCACACGACCCCGAAAAATGATTTCGTTCTCGCTGTATACCGTCACGATGGACTTTATCAGGCTGATCTTGTCATAGCAGGGGTTCTGTTCCGTGACGGTGAAGGTCAGCGACCCGGCCTTGTTTACCTCCAGCTCCAGCTTGGGGGAAGAGACCACATAGCCGTTTTCCGCCAGCGTGGGCGCGTGCAGGACTTCCCCGTCCAGATAGATGGTGTACACTCAGAACCTCCCTCCCTGATAGTCGATGGCTACCGTCCCGTAGCCGGTAAAGATAATCGTTTTGTCGCTGGTGATCCACAGCGCCGGGATGTGGTTTTCCCCTGCGGGCAGCTCGTAGGTGGTACCGTCCACCGTCAGTGTCATGCTGTCGCCGCTGGTCAGTGTCACGGTGAAGGTGGGGGAGACCGGCTTGACGCTATTTGCCAGCGTCATTTTCTTTGTGCCGTTCACCTCGATTGCGTCATACTCCCGGGCATAGCCCGTTTCAAAGCTGAACGGGTCCCACTCCCAATCGCCCAAACTGCTGCCGTTTTCCAGCTTGTAGGGGGAGACCGTAGCGGTAATGGTGATGGTCGCATAGCCCTCGTCAGAGGCCCATTCATCGACCTTCGCCCGCCCGTAGTAGTAATAATAGGAATCGTCATCCATGATGATCTTCAGCTGGCGGCCATGGAGATAACCCATGATTTCCGAATAGATGGAGGGCCAGAGCCGGTTCCCTGCGACCACCAGGAAGGTGCAGGAAATCGTCCTGTCGTTGTAAGTGGGGCGCCCCGCAAGCGCTTCCGTCAGGTCTAACGACCCGTCCGCGCCGGGAATGTCCACATAAGTCGTTTTCGGCTCTGGCGGGGAAATGGTGGGACGCTCCTTCAGGTACAGCCCCCAGTCCCGGATGCTGTGCCTGTCCCCGAAAGTGACGCCGCAGTTCAGCCCGTTATAGTTGCTCATTGCGTCAGTTGCACCTCGCTTTCCGTTCCATGCGCTGCCCCAGCGCCCGGTCCATGGCGGGCACCAGTTCGCCTACCAGCCGGTTCCCGTCCAGATACACCCCGCGTTCCGCCGCGAACTGGGGGAAATACTGAGCCAGGAGGGAGAGCAGCCGCTCGAAGTTGTCACTGATTTGCTCAAACTCATCCGCAACTCCACTCTCCTGTGTTTCTCGCATCATCTCCATCAGGGTATCCGCGCCGGATACCACCTCCGGGCCGGCCTCGCCGCCGCCCAGGAGGGAACTGCCGGACGCCCCGAAGATGGTCGCCCCGTTGAGCAGCAGCGGGGTGTCCATGGCGTCCTTGTACCACTTGATGGAGAATTTCGGTACGCTGGGAGGGCTAAGCGACAGCTTTCCGCTGACGGATATATGAGGCAGCTTCAGCTTCGGCAGGCTCCAGGAGAATTTCATGACGCTCTTCACTTTGTCGATTGCCTTGGAGACGGTGCTCTTCACTCCGTCAAAGATGCTTTTAAATTTGCTCTTGATGGCGTTCAGCACAGATGAAACCGTGCTCTTGGCTCCATTCAACCCGCCGGAGATCGTGCTCTTCACGGTGCTGATAGCGCCCTTCACAGTGTTTTTAACTGCGTTAAACCCGCCCGTGAAAAGGCTCTTCACGCCGTTCACGATCTTCGTTACCACGCCGCTGATGCCGCCGCCCTGAAAGGATGCTTTGATGTTTTTCACCGCGTTGCCCGCCAGCTCCTTCAGCTTGCCGGGCAGCACCTTTACGCCGTTCTGAATGCCTGTGAGCACCGTCTTACCCAGGCCCAGCCAGTTATACGCCGTAAATACGTCCGCGATAGCGGCCACAATTTTCGGCGCTTCCTGCACCAGCACGGGGAGGGACTGGATCAGACCGGAGGCCAGATTCAGGAGCAGCGTCCCTGCGGTGATGATAAGCTTGGGGGCGTTGTCGTTGATGATGCCCGCGATGTTGCTTACGATGGTGGGAACGGTCTGGATCAGTGTGGGCAGGCTGCTGATCAGGCCGTTTGCCAGATCAATGACGAGGTTCAGCCCGGCGTCCACCAGCTGCCCCGCATTGGCGCGGAACTGCCCGGAGAACTCCATCACCATGGGCAGCGCCTGCGCCAGGAAGGTAGAGACGTTCCCGGATAGCCCGGAGGTCAGCCCCTCCACCAGCGAGAGGGCAGCGTCTGTACCGCCCCGTAGCAGGCTCGGCACCATTCCCGCCATCTCCGGCAGGCCAGAAAAGATGTTGCCCACCATGGGAATCAGGTTCCCCACCAGGAAAGTGTGGGTCGTGTCTGCCAGCGCCTGGAGGGACGTGCCGACGTTCTCTCCCAGCGCCAGATTGCCCAAGAGGTTCTGCGCTGCCGACTTCATGGAGGCCATGGAGCCGGTGAGGGTGGTGGACGCCTCCTTCGCGGTGGTGCCCGTGATACCCGTTTCCGTCTGGATGACATGGATGGCGTCTACCACGTCCGCATAGGAGGAAATATCGTATTCCACGCCGGAGATGGCCTGCGCATCCGTCAGCAGACGCTCCATCTCTGCCTTCGTGCCACCGTAGCCAAGCTTAAGGTTATCGAGCATCGTATAGTTGGATTTCGCAAAGCCCTGATAGGCGTTCTGGATGTCCTGCATATCCGTGCCCATTTTGTTGGCGTTGTCGGACATATCCACCAGAGCCGTGTTTGCCTTTTCCGCTGCCGCCGCCGTGTCGTTGCCCATGCTTTGCAGCAGGGACGCAGAGAAGCCGGTGACAGCCTCCATGTAGTCGTTGGCGGACAGTCCCGCCGTTTTGTAGGCATTGGCGGCGTACTGCTTCACTGTGTCGGCGCTGTCCTTGAACAGCGTCTCGATGCCGCCGATGCTCTGCTGGAGATCCCCGCCCTCACTGATGGCGGCGGACAGGGCTTTCCCGATTCCGGCGGCGGCAACGACTGCTTTCAGCCTGCCGACCAGACTGGTGCCCAGGCTTTGCCCCGCGCTCTCTCCCGCCGGGGGGACTTCCGCGCCCAGGATGCCCTCCAGGGCACTTTTAATGCCGTCCGCAGAGGGGATGATCTGGACATATGCCTTTCCGAGCTCAGTTCCGTTTCCCGTGTTTCCTCACCTTCCTTGCGATCGTGCTCCACGCCCGTTCAAACTCCGCACCGCTGCGGAACCGGGCGGGCTTGTCATCCTGCCCCCGCTTCGGGTGCAGCAGTGCGTCGGTCATGGAGCGGGGCGCCCTCCCGCCCCGGTCGGCGGCTTTGCTCCTGCTCCAGACCAGCCAGTTCAGCGCGTCCACTGCCATGGCCAGCAGCAGTGTGGTGGTCTCGACGGGTACTCCCGCCAGCTTCCGTTTGCTCCTGGAATCCTCCCTCAGACCGGAAGCGAGCGCCGCCAGCGTCTTCACCGGCAGCGCTCTGTAGTCCAGTATCCCGTAGCACTCGGCGAGATCGCAGATCAGCGCGGTCTCGTCCGAGGCGATCATTCCGGCGAGGAGGAGGAGTTTTTTCCCGTCTGCTGCGCGTTCAGGATGTCCAGGATCTCCGCGTTCACCTCCGCGATGGGCACCGTGCCGTCCTCCCGGCGCAGGTGGTCATAGAGGCTGCGGCGCTGCTGCTTCCCCAGCAGCAGGAGGCAGATCTTCGAGAGCGCCAGCGCGTCCTCGTCGTTCAGCTCCGCCAGGGCGTCCAGGAACTCCATGTTGTCGATGGCGTTATCTGCCACGCGGTAGGAAAAGCCGCTGCTCGTTACTCCTTCGATCATGATTCGGCCTCCTTACGACGCGGACGCGGCGGAAATATACTCGTAGTGCGTGTTGCCGTCGGAATCCGGCGTCGCCGTGATGGTGATGCCGTAGCCCACGGCGCTTTCGTCGGCGTAGGTGATGTCGTCCACCTTGGTGACAGTGCCGAAGGGGATCACGACCCGTTTCAGCGCACCGCCGCGCATGATCATATCGATCACCCAGCAGGCGGCCTCCATCTCCGTGTTGTTGACCTTCACAGTGATTCCCTCTGTCAGGTCGCCGGTCACGTTGTCGTCACCGTAGACGGATTTCAGTACGTCCGCGTTTTTCGATTCGATCAGTGTGAGGGCAAAGGTGTCCTCTCTGCCGGTCTGGTAGGCCAGCACTGTGTCACCGCCCCAGGCTTTCACCGTGCCGCTCTCGGGGCTGTTGGAGTTGGTCACGCCGTCATCAGACGCATAACCCAGGCACTTGAACGCGTCGTTCAGCGCCGTGGACGCGTCAGTGGGCAGCGCGGTGCCGGAGGGAGCGCGGTAGATCGCGCCGCCGACCTTCGGCTTGCCGAGGCTGACATTTTCAGCCTTATTTCCCATAATGCTTCATCCCTTTCAGTAATGGGTCAGATCGTACACCGCCTGATAGCGGTAACGCTTTGTTTTGGAATCCGTGAAGTTGTAGTCCGTGTTGATCCGCGCCGCGCCGATCTCGTCCAGCTCTGTCAGACTGTCCATAGCGGACTTGACCTTCTCGTTCAGCTCCGCCGCCTCCAGCAGGGTCTTTCCGTAGCTCTGCACGGCAAAGGCGGCGCGCCAGATGCGGTTTTCCCGGCTGCTGCCGGTTTTCTCCAGCACCACAAAGGCGTCCGGCATTGGCTCCGGGACTTCCATAGAGACCGGCACTTCCAGCGCGTCCGCCAGGTAGTTCAAAACTATTTTCTCAATCATTTCAATGCCTTCAGAATCGTGTTGTTATCAAGCTGATCCTGGGCGGTCTGAGGTGTGACGGCGGCAATCTCCGCGTTGACGCGGTTCTTTCCGGTGCGATAGGTCACAGAGTAGCCCTCGCCCAGGCTGTGCAGCGTCCGGTAGGCGTGCCCGGTGCAGATGTTCATCATCTCCTGAGAGCGGAGCAGCTGCCGCACACCCCGCCGGTTCAGGGTGAATTTCAGGTCACTCATACCGCTCCACCTTCACCTTTCTGTTCCAGGACAGGGGGAGCATTGCCTCAATGCCCTCGGTCACGCCGCCATAGGTGCGGAACTTCTGGCCGAAAAAGGCAACAGTCACGTTGTTCCAGTCGTGGGCGTCCCCTTTCGGCAGCGCCAGCGTATAGGTAAGGTGCCTGCCGTACAGCTGCAGCTCGCTGGCCACGGCCTCCGCAGACGGCTCCCCGACCAGGACGTTGCGGACAGTCTCCTCCGTTTCCTCATAAACCGGCGCGCCGAAGGCGTCCGTCCCGGTCTGCGCCCTGACGTACAGCGTGACGTCAATCCCCTTCAGGCCCATAGAAGTCGATCACCCCGTATTTCTGCCGCAGCAGCCCCAGCCGCTTCAGGTCGTTGTTCAGGATATTCAGCACCCCGCCGCCGGGGATGGCATAGGTGCCGCTCCAGGTGTAGCCCATGGCGGACTGGCTCTCCTGGGTCAGGAGGTTGCTGTTTTCCGTGCTCTGGGACAGCGTGCGGGAGACAATACCAACTGTCACCAGCTTCACCAGCTCGGCGGAGAGCTCCCCGGAGGAGATCATGTCGTCCAGGTTTCTGCCCCGTTTGGCGGCCTCCATCCGCAGCGCGTCGCAGACGCCGGGCAGCAGGTTCTCCGCCCGATCCTGCTCCGGCGCGGTGAGGTCGCGCCAGAGTTCAATCACGTCCTCCATGGTGGCGTAGCAGCTCATGCGCCCGTCCCCTCCTTCTTCCGGGACTTGCGGGGACCGGCCTTTTTCGCGGGAGGCCGTGTTTCCACAGCCTCCCAGTCGCCGCCCCGCAGCATGGATTGAATCTCAATGACCGCCCCGGTCCTGCGGTTCCGGTACTTCATCAGGCGGAGGCCACGACGCGCACGAAGGATGCGGCGTCCAGGATTCCCCAGCCAACGTAAGCCTCCGCGCGGAGCACCACCTGATTGTAGCGCTTCAGGTCGCCCAGGCCGTCGGGGTCGCCGTACTCGATCAGCTCCATGGGGACGTTGGCCGCGTAGCCCCATTTGAAGGCGTTCTGGAAGTCGCCCACAATGGCTCGATCCGTGCTGGAGCCGAAGGCGACGGTGGTGTTGATGTCGGAGGCCATGCCGCCGAAGCTGGCAGGGTTCGCGCCGAAGCGGAATTCCGGGTAGAGGTACATCCCGGTGCCGCTGGCCTTGAGCTTGCCCAGGGCGGAGCCTGCGGCGGGAGCCAGGGCGATGCCGTTGATGTCGCCGTCCGCCGCCTGGATGACCGCCACGGCGTCGTCGATGTTGTCATCGACGGCGGCGGCGCTGTAGGTCACGGTGGAGGTCACCAGCGTGTCAAAGCTCTTGGCGGAGACGGAATCTGCGGCCTTGCCCGTGGCGGGGTCTACGCCATGGAAAGCGGCGATGTCCAGGCCGCGGGCGATCTTCTTTGCGAAGCCGTCGGCGAAGCTGGTCAGGTAGGGCAGCCGCGCCTCGTCGGACGCCTTAATGAACTCGTCGGAGACCCTGTGCTGATAGACGAACTTCACCGGCATGATGGTGACCGGCTCCATGACGGCGGAGCCGGGACCCTTTGCGCCGCCCTCGCCGACGATGGAGACCTCGCCGTCCAGGTTGAAGGTCATCACCTCGTTCCCTGCGAAGGAAATCGGGGTCTGGCCGGACAGCTTGGCCAGGGTGGAATGACCCTTGGTCTTGTCGAACATGCCCGCAACCAGCGCCTTGGGCAGTTCCAGCTGGGTCGTGATGTTAGTAGCCATAAATTAAACTCCTCTCAGTTGGGCGAGCACTTCGTTCCATGCCGCCGCAGTATTTTGTGTGCCCTTGTCCGCCTCATAGGTCATGAGGGGCGGGGCGTCTTTGCTCCTGACCAGGGCTTTCAGGCTTTCGGCGTCCTTACGGATGTCGTCCTCGGTTTCCCCGGTCAGACGGTCCGCAAGTCCCCAGTCCAGCCCCACCTCATGCGCCACTCTCCGTTTTACCGAATCGGTCTCGTATTTGTGGTTCTGCGCCTGGAGCGTTTCCAGCTGCTTGTCTGTGTCGGCGTGCTTTTTCGCCTGGTCGGCAAGCTGCTGCGTCAGGTCTTCGATCTGCCGCTGCGCCTCTTTTGCCGCGTCCGCCTGCGCTTTCGGGGAGAGCCAGCCGTCGTATTTCTTCGCCTGCGCCTCCCGGTCGCGCTTCAGCCGGTCACCGATCAGCGCGTCCAGCTCCTCCTGGGTGGTGATTGCCTTCTCCAAAAGTCCCATTGTGTACTCCTTTCCGGCTTTTCCGCTGCCGTCGCGTCATTTATGCAAAAAAGCAAGACCAAACGGCCTTGCTTTGCGCATCAATACATGATCCTCTGTGGTTTTGTCTCTTTGGCCTCGCCGCAGGCCCAGGCCGCCAGAATGACGGCGTCCAGCAGGGCGATCTCCGCCCCCGCCTTGATGGACTTGTACCCGAAGCCGCCGTTGCTGCCGATGGAGCGCTTTTCGCAGTTGCTGACCGCCTGCTCCAGCGAAGGCTGGTCACAGTGACAGATGCGCTGGGAGTACAGGCTCTGCTCAAAGGCGCTGTTGGCAAGGATGATCTCCTTGACGGTCGGAAGCACCGGCGTGCGCAGCTTTGCTTCCTTCATGGCCTTGGCCAGCAGCTGCTGGCCGTTTGCCCCGTCGATCACAACGGCCTTGACGTGGGGGTTGCGCAGATAGGGCAGCATCCACGCCGTCCCTTCCCGGACAGGGCGGCAGTCGATGCACTCCACAAACACCCGCCCGTCCGCCGTGCTCACCGCGATGGCCATGGCGACGTTCGCGCCGTCGTGGCCGTACTTGACGCCGATATACGCCTTGCGCCGCAGCTCCGGCGGCTTCGGCACCTCCAGCTCCTTCCACTCGGCCTTGCTGATGGCGCTCTTCTGGTTGTACCGGAGCCACAGCCCCAGGCGCTGGATGTTGAAATCCACCGCGTCCTCGCCGATCTCGTCATAGACGGAGCGCTCGGTGAAGATCGTCCCCAGAGAGGGGTTGGTCTGGTACCAGGCTTCCTTGTCGCAGGGGTCGGTCTGGGCGTCCACCGACCATTCCGCCCAGCCCGTGTTCTCCCTGCCGCCGGAGAGGGTTGCCCGCCGCAGCTTGAGGAACACCGTGCCGGAGGAGACCGGCGTGGGCGGCGTGCCGCAGAGCAGCGTCTGGGGGTTCCGGCTGTCCGTGACCACGTATTTCAGCGCCGTCTCCTGGTCGTCCTGGTACTCCTGTGCTTCGTCGATGACCAGCAGATCATAGCCCTCGCCCAGTCCGCCCTTGCTGGAGCGGGTGCGGAAGTTGATCTTCCCCTCCCCCTGGAGCATCTCAATGCGCTCCAGGCCGAACTGCTTGATGGTGCGGTAGTTTTCCTTCTCCACCAGCCCGCAGGCCGCGAGAAGGGCGCAGAGCTTCTCCCAGTGGGCGTGGGAGGTGGTCGTCCGGTGGGCGGTGTGCAAAATCCGCTCGCCGTGCTGTAGCCCCCACAGCTCCCGCATGAGCAGCAGCTCGCTTTTGCCGTTGCGTCGGGGGACAGACCAGCCGAATTTCGTGTGCGTCCAGAGGCCCTCACGGTTCACCGCCATGATGTCCGCCATCATCTGCGCCTGCCACGGCTGGGCGGTGCGCCCGGTCCTGTTGTAGAGTGTGACCGCCTCGCTCCCCAGCGTCTCCTCGTATTCCAGCACGAAGGAGGTGGTAGGGGTCTGGCGACCGGTTCGGTTCTCCATGGGTTATTCCTGGCGCTTTTCCAGCACATCGCAGACGAAGCCGAGCAGTTTAGCAACGAAAAGCAGCCCGCAGCATATGAAATACCACGCGGGCGCGTGCGTCTGCTGCCCTAACCAGAAAAACATTGCGATTGCTGCCATTGTGCCACCTCCATTTGGGCATAAGAAAACCACGGTACGGTTGTATCGTGGTTTAGTCATTACATGTATTTTTTGTCCACATCGAAGTCCAGTCCAATCTGTGAAAGGTCATAACCGGCGCAGGCGCTCTGAATAATCGATAGTGTCTCAACATAGGCGAGAAGCTGCCCGTATTCCATATCTGTCAGATTTTGCTTTTCTTTCAGCTCAGTTATTTCCTCAGTAATGCAAGAGACGATTTCCCTGATGTTATTCACTCCCATCACCAAACCTCTCCTTCCATGTGTAGATTTCAACATTTGCCTGTTGCGCATTTCGTTCCATGTCTTTACGCCATTTTTTCAGCAATCCCGCCTGCTGCTGAGGCGTTTTGTTCGCCCATCCAGAATCGTACTGGTCAGGATGCTTTACTTTATCTGCGTGCAGTTTAACCTGCTCTGTATGCGAAGAAATGGATTTTTGCAGCTGTTTTTTTGATTTTTTGGCAGCATCCTGATAGATACCAGAGTGCCGCCCGCCCGTCCTGGCTTTTTCCCAATCGGTCTTTGCAGAACTGTCGCCGTTTAGCGCCGTCACTTTTTGATAGTCAGTCACTCGGAACGTGTCGTTGTCGGTTTGCAGTGCCTTCCTTGCCTCTATCTTATCAGGTGCGGCGTCCTCTGTCCAGCCCTTCTGCTTCTTTTTCGCCCAGGTGGCAATGCGCTTTTCGCGGGCGGCTTTGGCCCGTTCCTCCGCGGTGGGCTCCATTGCCTTGCGGCGCTCCGCTCTGGCTTCGGCGGTCATTTCGTAGCCGCCGTATCTGTCCTGCACATAGCGGCGCTTGCCCTCTGTGCCGCTGTGGACAACGTCCCGCCCCCGGCTCCCCACGACCTCCACCACGCAGCGGCAGTTGTCGTGCCGCCGGTAAACATCCTTCGGAGCATCGCCGTAATCATATACCCCGGCCAGAGCGCGGCACCACGCGCAGCCCTTGCCTTTCATGGTGCGGATGAGCTTTGTTTCCAGCCCTGCCTTTGCCTGAAACTCCGCATTTGCCCGGACGGTGTCATCCACCACACTCAGGGAGAAGGTAATTACCGGCTCCTGAAGAATCCAGGCGACAGCATCATAGCGTTCTTCCGAGGCCAGCCGGTTCAGAATGCCGCTGACCCGGTCATTGTTCAGCTTTGCCTTCTGGGCTTTGACGCCCAGCCCCGCCGCTTTGTTCAGCTCATCCTGCGCCCCGGCGGCGGCAGTGCTCACCAGCGCGTGATCCTGCTCCAGCAGGGGTTTGACAACGGCGTTTGCAATGTTCCAGTACATTCTCCCGTCCGGAAGGTCAGCACCGGAGAGGTGCTCGGCAAAGGTTTCCGCCAGCGCCGTGCCGATTGCCTCCGCGCAATCAAAGGCGTCGGAATAGGTTTTGGCGTCCAGCTTGATTTTTTCCAGCTTCGCGGCGAAGACTTTTTGCAGCTTCTCCAGCAGCGCGGGCGCGATGTCCTCCGCCATGGCTTACCCCTCCCCGGCGATGCCGGTGAGGGCGCGGGTGTTCTCCGCGCCGAAGTAGCCGGGGATGGCCTGGTTGACCTTGACGATGCCGTCCCCGATGGTGGAGAGCATGGCGGCGTCCGGCTCGAAGATCGGCTCCCACTGGGGCGTGGTCAGGTAGACCTGCCGCCGCTGGTAGGGGTAATCATCCCGCAGGCAGGCCGCCAGGTACCCCGCGTTGAGGAAGCCGCTGCCGAAGGTGCGCTGCGCCCTCCGGGCGGCGAGACGGAGGTTTTCGTGGCTGGCCTTGATGGCCTCCGCGCTGGAGGGGTTGTCGGTGACAAAGCCCAGGTCGTCCAGCGTCAGGCCGGTCTCCCCGGAGAACAGGGAGGCGCAGGTGCGCAGCTGCTCGGTGTAGGGGCTCATGCTCTGCTGGGTGAACTGCCCCAGGGTGGGCTTGTCCCCGTCCTCGTCCTTGGTGAAGGCCAGCATGGAGGTGACGGTGGCCTTCCACCGGTCCATCTGCTCCGCGTCCTGCGAAAGGCCCGTGACGTATTTCTGGGGGAAGCTGTAGAACTCCGCGCTGACCTTCGAGAGCCGCAGGGTCTTCAGCGCGTCCTGCATGATCTGCATACACGCCCGGCTGATCCGGGAGCGCCCGAAGGGGCGGGAGGCGTCCGGACGGTGGATGACGGGCACCAGCAGCGGGTAGGGCGCGGCGTTTGTCACCACCTCCGGCACCATCAGGGTGGAGTTCCCCTTCCGGTAGTAGGAGGTCTTCCCCGGCTCGAAGTACGCCTCCAGGATGGGATTCCCGTTCACGTCCCGCTCCAGCACGGCGTAGCCCTCCAGCAGCATCCCCGTGATGGGGTCGATGCGCCCGGTGGCGCCCGCGCCGTCGATGACCTGGAGCCGGGGGTAGCCGTCGCTGTCCGCCGAGATGTAAAGGAACGCGCAGGAGGAGATCAGCGCGCAGAGCACCGCAGAATCGAAGAGGATGTCCGCGTTGTTCATCCGGTAAATGGTCATCAGGTCGAAGTTGTCCTGCGCAAAGCCCCGGAACACCAGCCGGTCCGCCAGCGCGTCCACCGCCTTGGCGCACCAGCCCAGCGTGGAGCGGAGGTAACGGAAGTCGCTGGGGATGGTCTTCCCCAGGTCGGTCTCCCGGTTCTTCATGTCATAATAGCGATAGCGCAGCAGCACCCGGAAGCGCTTGCTGTCCAGTCGATGGCGCAGCCAGACCGCGCCCTTCAATTCCGACATAATAACAG